GTATTGCCTCGGCTGGGCGTGCTCCCGCCCTGGCTCAGCTTGTAGCTCTGCAGCAGGAAGGCGGCATCGGCGGCCTCGTCGCTGGCGGTGAGCTCCTGAACCTTGGGCGGCTGCGCGTTCAGCCAGGCCTGGAAATCGGGGGTATTGATGGTCTCGCGCCAGTCAGGGTGCTGGGCCTTAAGGGCCTGCTCCTGGGCGCGCAATGCCTGCTCCTGCGCCTGCGCCTGGATGGGGCTGAGCTGCTGCTCGAGCTGGCCGATGCGCTCCTCGTACTGGCGCTGCATGGCCCCCATCTGCTGCTCGACACCCTTGGCGATCTCGGGGAAGTCCTCCTTGAGGGCCTTCCACTCGTCGTCGCTCATGCCGGAGCCTTCGGGCGCCTCTTCACTGCCCTCACCAGCGGCAGGCTGGCGGCTCTTCTTCTGCAGCTGCTGGTTCTCCTGCTCGAGCTGCTGGATCTTGCGCTGCAGGGCGTTCTGGCGGCCCAGGTCGGACTGGTAGCGGTGCTGCCAGCTCTGGGCCTCCTGGCGCAGGCGCTCGAGCTCGACCTGGGGATCCTCGCCGTCGCCGTCACCCTCGCCTTCGGCGCCCTCATCGCCTTCGGCGGTGAAGCGGCCCTGGTCGTCGCGGGGCGGCTCGCCGCCGTCATCCTCCCGGCCCTCGTCGCCCTCGGCGGGCGCTTCCTGGGCCTGGGGGTCGCGTGGCTCGACCGCTTCATCACCGGAGAACTCGTTGAAGTACTCGTCGGCCTTGGCGTCGTCGAACTCGTCCACGGGGGCGTTGTTGTCTTGGCTCATGTATCACTCCAGCGGCCCTCACGGGCGGCCATCGGTGGTTCAGGTGTAGGTGTCAGAGGTCACTGTCGGCACCTCCGGTGGTCTTGCCAGGTTGAGGAGCGCGTCCATCGATTCGATGCGCCCCCGCTGCCTCTCGCTCCTGCAGTCCTCGATGAGCATCTGCAGGGCATCTTCTCGTTCTGCCCGTGCCCACTCGAGCACCGCTTTCCAGGTGTCCGAGCGGGGATCGATCTTGTAGGTCGGCTCAGCCATAACTGTCGAATCCCATGGCCTGGTTCTGCTCGCGAGCCAGGCGGTCGTTCTGCTGCTCAGTCAGCTGGGCCGCGGCCTTGTCGCGCTCGGTCTGCAGCTTGGCGGCGGTCTGCTGCATCTGCGCCTCGAGCTTGGCCGACTCCAGGCCGGCCTTCTGCTCGAGCTGGGCGAGGGTCAAGCCTTCCTTGAGGGCGATCTCCAGGCGCTCCTTCTCCTGCTTGGTCTGCAGCTCGGCGGCCTTGTACTCCTGCTCCCACTGCTGCTGCTGGGCGCGCAGCTGGAAGTCCTGCTGCTGTTGCTGGACCTTGGCCTGGGCCTCCTGCTGCTTGAGCTGCAGCTCGGCCATCTTGAGCTCGGCCTCGGGGTCGCCCTGCTCCTGCATCTGCTCCTGCTTCTGCTGGATCTCGCCATCGGGCAGAGTGACCGCCTCGTAGGGCACCTCGAGCGCCTTGGCGAGCTCACGATCCAGCCCCTTCCAGTCGCGGCGAATCGCCATCTCCGGGTTGCCCGCCGAGATCTGCGCGTAGGCCAGCAGGCTCTCCTGTTGCTTCTCGCGGACCAGCAGCGCGCCGGACCCGCGGGCATCGACGGCGTAGTCACCCTTAATCGCGTCGTCGTCGGAGTACTGCATGTTCCAGTCGTAGAAGCGGGTGATGGTCGGGCGGGTCACGTCGTCATCCCAGTTCTTGACCGCCCGGCGCAAGACGATGTTGGCGCTGTTCATCAGCATCGCCATGCCGGAGCTGGTGTCGGTGACGTGGGCCGCCTGCTCGCCCTGGGCAATCAGCGGCAGATTGGTCTCCTCGTCGGCCAGCTGGCGGGCCATGGTGAAGATGTTGGCGAACTCGGCCTGGTGGTTGGGGATCGTGAAGCTGGCGAAGGCCTCGTTGACGCTGCGGCTCTTGTCGTTGAGGAAGTAGAGCTTCTTCTTGCCGGGCTGAGCCGACCAAGAGCCATCGGCCGGGGTGATCAAGTGGCGGTTGGCGACGATGATGTCGCTGGCCGAGCTGCCGGCGTTGTCGAGCATCATGCGCCAGGCCGCGTTGATGACCCGCTGCGGTTGGCGCATCAGGTACGGGATCCCGAACCCGAACATGGCCGACTCGTCCTTCTCCCAGTTGAAGACCGAGTAGGGGCGATCCTCGGTGTCCATCGGGTTGAGAACCACCTTCAGCACGCTGTTGCCGCTGAAGAAGACGACCGCCTCGATCTCATCGTCGAGCTCGTCGACCTCCTCGTCGGTGATCTGCTCGCCGGCCTCGTCGAAGGCGTCCAGCAGCTCCGACTTGCTGATCGGGCCGTGGTACTCCCACACCTCGTACTTGTTGGTGGAGTTGATGCTGTCCACCCCGGTGATGGCCCGGATGTCGTTGGTGTGGTCCTTGGCGATCTGGCTGTTGTCCTTGCCGCCCTTGACCACGGCACGCAGCTGCGCGTCCAGCACCCCGGGGAGCTTCGCGAACTCCCTCAGCTGACGCTTCGTCCACAGATGGCGCTCGAAGATGAATTCAGCCTCATCGATGGTCCGTGCCGACATGTCGGGGAAGAAGTCCCACGGGTCGACGCGCTCGGCCGAGGGCTCCAGGGCCTCCTCGACGGACAGCACCGACATCCCGCCCTGGGTGTCCCAGCGCTTCTTGGTGCGCCCGACGATCACCGGCCCCTTGATTACCCCGGTGCCCAGCAGCGCCGCGTCATGGATGACGTCGCGGCACTTGATCTGGTAGCGGCCTTCCTTGAGCTGGTCGTCGATCTCGTCCTGCATCGCGCGGGCCTTCTTCTTGGCCTCGCGCTTGATCTGCTCGGCGATCTGGCTGAGGTCGACGGGCTCGCCGTCCGGCCCCTGGGCCATCTCGCCAGGCTCCACGCCCTCGAGCTCCGGCACCGGCGTGGGGCCAAGACCCCAGTTGCGGTCGTCGGTCGGGAACAGCATGTCCTGCAGCCGGGCCTCGGCGGCATTGGTCTTGTTGCGGGTGATGTTGACGAAGACCTTGCTGCCTTCGGAGTCCACCAGGTTGGCCTGGGTGGCGGGGTCATACTCGCCGTGGTACTGACGCAGATCTTCCAGCCAGCGCTGCTCGAGGCTCGCGCGGCTCTGCACCTGCTCGTGGGCCATGCGCGTCAGCCGGTGGGCGAAGCGCTGCAGGCGCTCGGCGGCCTGCTCCATCTCGCCCTGCTGGTCGGTGTCGTGTACTTGGTCTGTCATCAGAGCCTCACGGCTGGGATCGGGATCAGTAGCCGGTGGTGGTATCGGCGACCACGCGGGCGTGGACGTCCTGTGTGACGCGTACCGGTTCCGCGAAGGTCAGGGCCAGGGCGTCGCCGGCGTCGGGGCTGCGTAGCCCACGCTTGGCGATGTCCTCCTTGCTCTCGAGGATCCGGCGCTGGTTGCTGTCGTACTTGTAGGTCGGGCCGCAGAGATCGGCGTGCAGTGCGTCGCGGTCGGGGATCATCACTGGCGCGGTGTCGTCGCTGAGCCAGTCGCGCATCAGCCACCACATCTCGGCGCGCTTGTTGCGGTAAAGCTCTGGGTCACCGGCAGCGCCACCGAAGTTAACGGCCTCGACGATGTCGCCGTAGCCCAGCTCCTCGAGGCGATCGACCACCCCGGCCCCCAGGCCACCGACATCGATGGCGACCTGGGCCGGCTTCTCCTTCTTGATGATCGAGGCGACGATGCCGGCGATCTCCATGGTCGAGCGCTTGACGTAGGTCTCGAGCCCGAAGGCTGCGCGGTTGCGCCGGCGGATGATCGCGGTGCGGTCGCTGCCGAAGCGGGCCGGGTCCACGCCGATGATCAGCGGCCCAGAGCCCAGGCACTTGTAGCGCCGGGCAGCGATCACCGGCTCGGGCGTGATCAGGGTGTCACCCCCGGAGACCTGGAAGGCCTCCTGGGCGGTCATCGGATACTCTTGCTTGAAGGCGCTGGTGCCCTCGACGCCATCGGCGGAGAGCTCAGCGATCTTGAAGCGGCGAAACTGCAGCTGCTCGTCGTCGAGGCTGAAGAGCTTGGCCAGGGCCTCTTCGGCGTCCGTCCTGGCAAAACCCTCGGGCACCGGCTTGCGGTACTCAGGCTGCCAGTACCAGGGCACGAAGATCGCCAGGAACTCGCTCTCGCCGGCCTCTGCCGCCTGCCACTGCTGGTGGAAGTAGTTACCCAGGCCGTTGGCGGTGGACTCGAGGATGACCTCAGTGTCTGGGGCGTCCGGCACTGCCTGGAGAATGCCCTTAGCGTGCTCGGAGGCGTGGGGCCAGAAGGCAACCTCGCTACCATGAAAGAACTGGATCGTGGTGCCGCGGCCGACCGACTTGTTGCCTGCCGTGCCGACCTTGTAGCCCGAGTCGAGTCGATCGAAGTACAGCTCGCGAGCGTTCGAGGCGCCGGTCG